TATGATACTAGATTGATTGATGACATAAGAGAATTATCCAAGCTCAGCGAAGGACGTTGGTCATTTGACGGCGAAACAAAAACTTGGCGATTAGGGTTAACAGAAACCAACGTTGTTGCGGCATTTGGCTTTGCACAGAATTATCAATTTGAGATCAGTCAGGAATTCGCTGAGTTAGCACAATTGGTCAATGCCTGTGAAGAAACCGACTATAGTATTAAATTAGTCGATACCGCAGATGGATTAACTGTTGACAATGCTACTCGTAGTTTAATTGATTACATTAAGAACTGGTGCGGATTTGATCACGCCAACATTGATCAGTTAGTCGATGCTTCGGCTATATTTGGATACACAGTTGATCAGGCAATTGAAGAACAGATAGTTGCCAAGTATTCTCCGCGTGTTTATAACTTAATGACTGCATATGAATCTAAATTTAGTCCCACAGTACACGACGATGTAGCAAAGGACATTGTGGAGTATGCCAACATAACCAATAGATATCCTATCTATGTTTACGAACCCAATTTAAGTGGTCATTTGCTTGATGATTTTGTTAATGCAAATTTCTCCAGCGACGAAATCTATCGAGCCTCAACTCTTAAAAAAGAACCTATTACAGTAGGAAAGAAAGTCATATACTTTCATAAATTCCATACCAGTTGGACACAGCCTATTCCGTTACTGATCAGTGGGCAAGGTATGATGCATGGTGGAGAAAAAAGTATGTTATTGCAACGTGCCGAAAAGGTTGTATACTTTGCAACCGAAGTGTATAATAATAACACTATGCAACGAAGAGCCTAATGAAAGCCAAGTTAATAATTCGAGACGAAGTCAATGTCAAGATTGAGGGCTTAGAACTCAATACCAGAAATGCTTTAGTTAAGAAATACAAATACGAAATACCTGGTGCCAGATATCAACCCAGCGTTCGCCTTGGACGTTGGGATGGTAAAGTAGCATTCTTCCAATTAGGTGGTAGCACCTATATTAATCTCCTTCCCGAAATACTTCCTTACTTGGATGAGCAAGGATACGATATTGAAGTAGTAGACACTAGAGAATATCGTACCACATTTGAATTTGCTGAAGTTAATGAACAAAGCTACGGTCATATCAAGTGGCCTAAAGGACATCCCAAAGCGGGACAACCAATGGAGTTGCGTGACTACCAGCCTGAGATCATTAATAGATTCTTTGCCAATCCACAGTGTGTGCAAGAAGTAGCAACCGGTGCAGGCAAGACTGTTATCACAGCAGCACTGGCCGATGGTGTTAGCCGGTACGGTCGCAGCATTGTTATTGTTCCTAACAAGAGTTTGGTAACACAAACAGAAGAAGATTTTGTTAATATGCAATTAGACGTTGGCGTGTACTTTGGTGATCGCAAAGATTACAATCGCACACATACAATATGCACTTGGCAAAGCTTAAACAACTTGTTAAAGACGACCAAGAATGACCAAGCTGATATTACCATTGGCGAGTTTCTTGAAGGTGTAGTGTGTGTTATTGTAGATGAAGTACACATGGCCAAAGCTGATGCACTTAAAGCATTGCTGTCTGGTCCGTTTGCACAGATACCTATACGTTGGGGACTGACAGGAACTATACCCAAAGAGCAGTTTGAATACATGAGCATTTTTTCTATGCTGGGTAATGTAGTGGGACAATTAAGCGCACGTGAACTACAAGAAGCCGGACATCTTGCCATGTGTCACGTTAACATAGTACAATTAGTCGATCACGTAGAATATAAAGATTATCAAAGCGAGCTTAAATACTTGACTACTAATCCAGAACGGATAGCTTACTTGGCCAGTCTTATTAGTACAATCAAGGACAGTGGTAATACCTTGATCCTGGTAGACCGTATAGAAACAGGCAAGATGTTACAGATTGAATTAAGCAATCTGTGGAGTTTGTTAAAAGATAAACCTGATGTGGTGTTTGTATCGGGTGCTACAAAAGCCGGAGAACGCAAGGAGCATTATGACGAAGTGGCAGAGGCAACAAACAAAATTATCATCGCCACCTACGGCGTGGCTGCTGTTGGTATCAATATTCCCCGCATTTTTAATCTTGTTCTTATTGAGCCTGGTAAATCTTTTGTACGTGTTATACAAAGCATTGGCCGAGGAATTCGTAAAGCTGAAGACAAAGATTTTGTTCAAATCTGGGACATAACCAGTAATTGCAAGTTCGCAAAACGTCACCTAACTAAACGCAAGCAATTTTATAAAGAAGCAAACTATCCGCATTCTGTGGAGAAAGCCGAATGGAAATAATTAATGAGAATATTGACCTTAGAAAACACCGCCTACGAACTTAACGATATACCCGATGAAGTAGAGGACTTGAGATTTGCTGTATTAGACAACAGTGATCCACGTACACCCGACTACTTTTATATACCGTTAATCTTTTTAGAAAGTTTCAACAGTCCGGCACTGGTATTAAAGATTGGTGATAATGTAATCAAAATGCCTGTGGACTGGCACGTATTAATTGGAGAACCAGACCTAGGTGATCTAGAAGTGGTACCACTTACTAGCATTAACGATCGTGGCTTCAGTGTGTTTACATTTAACCCATTAAGCAGTTTCCGCCCAGAGTTTGCTACGATTGAAATTGTGGATATCTATCAAGATGTTAAATGGTATTTTCCCAAACTCAAACCCGGACAGTTGTTGGCAGTACCATTGGAAACAGGAACAGAAAAACCCCTGTGTGCATATTTTGTAAAAGACATTTCAAGACAAAGTGAGGTAGTGGATTATGGCAAATGCTGGTAAACTAGAACCTGGTGCGAAGTACATATACGAAAAAGCCGATGGCGTAACCTATGCCAGAAAGTTCAATGACCCAGCAGCTGAGCGAATTGAAATTGGTAGAGATTACGATGCTGTTGGTACAATGTTTGGAATGTCTACTGCCCGTGTTGCAAAAATTGTTGACATGATAAGAGCAGCCGAGCATACTCCTGCTTTACAGGAAGCACTGGATCGTGCTATAATCATATACGAATTAAGTCGTCAAGACCAAACAGTAGACCATCATCCAGTATGAGTGACAAACTAAACATTGCAAATGAAATGCGGGCCTTTGACAGCAAGGATCGAAGATTCTATGCTGACCTAACCGATGAAGAGCGCAAAAAGTTTAGTAACTATCTAATGGTACGGTGGGGCAGTAGTGTACAGGGCAGCGCAGAACTGCAACAGTATTATCTACTGTCCTGTAACGAAAATTTAAACAAACATTTCTTTGATCTAGCCCGGCATCCGGAACTGCAGTGGTTGTCGGCTACTACAGTTAGTCCGGGCATGGGAAACTTTAGGCACGACTGGATCAAGCAAAAGAAACGTGACAGTACAGATAACAAGACTGTTAAATTTTTAAGACACTTTTATCCTGATTACAGCACGGATGAACTAGAACTATTGGCAGAGATTAACACAAAAGAAGACCTCAAACAGTTAGCTAAACAACACGGCTGGGATGACAAGCGAATCAAATCAGAGCTATAAATGTCGCTATTGCGAAAAAGAATACCGCAAGGAAAGTACACTTGCGGCGCATCTTTGCGAACGAAAACGTCGTTGGCAACAGGAAAAAGAAACTGGGGTACAGTTTGGACTTAGAGCTTATTTACAATTCTATGAATCCACACAGGGCAGCGCAAAGTTAAAGAGCTATGAGGACTTTGTTGGTAGCCCATATTACGGTGCTTTTGTAAAATTTGGACGTCACTGTGTTGGTATTAGATGTGTCAACGTAAATAACTTTACTGAGTGGCTGTTAAAGAACAACAAGAAGATAGATAACTGGTGTAAAGATAGCTTTTACGAAGAGTGGCTACTAGAATATCTAAAGAAAGAAGCACCGCAAGATGCGCTAGAACGTGCATTAAAGGAGATGGAAGAATATGCTGGAAATAGTGACATTGCTAGTTTTAGCCATTACTTTATGTACGGTAATACTAATCGTATTTGCTATCATATTACCACTGGTCGTGTTAGCCCTTGGGTTCTATATAACTGCGATACTGGTATTGATTTTCTCAACAAACTCGGAGAAGAACACTTGGCTATGGTACTTGCTTGGGTTGATCCTGATTATTGGAGCCGCAAATTTAAAGATTATGTTGCAGACGTAGAGTGGTGCAAACACGTATTAAAGGAAGCGGGACTATGAAATTTACATCGGATATTGACATTGACGTAGGCGATAGAGATACGGCATTGGCTTTACTAAACTATACTTCGGCTTCTATTATCAAAGAAGGTAAAAATACCAAGCACAATACAGGTGTGTACTTTACAGATATTCCTGTAGATCCCTTTACTGGTCGTGCAAGCTT